TCTTCTGTCCGTTTTGCTGGAAGATGGAAAGGAATACACGATGGAGCAGGTGGACAGCTTGCTTCAAAACTTTTTCAAGAAAGGCAAGGTGAATTGATATGGCCCTTGGCGGCGGCACTTTTTTGACGCAGAACAAGATTCTGCCCGGTGCATATATCAACTTCATTTCGGTTGCGAATGCAAGCGCCACCCTCTCTGATCGTGGTATTGCGACCATCCCCCTTGAAATGAATTGGGGGCCTGAAGGTGAGGTTATCACCGTTGAACTTGGAGAGTTCCAGAAGGATTCCCAAAAGATTTTTGGTTATGCGTACACGGCGGATGAACTGAAGCCTATGCGTGAGATTTTCAAACACGCTAAAACGGTTCACTTTTTCCGCCTGAATTCCAGTGGCGCAAAGGCCGCTTGTACCTATGCAACGGCCAAATATCCCGGCACCCGTGGGAATGACCTTCGCATTGTCATTGAGGAAAATGAAAACAGTCAGCCGGAAAGTAAACTGTATGATGTTGCCACTTTCCTTGGCACTGTCCAAGTGGATCAGCAGAAGGCCATTTCTAAAATGACTGACCTGAAGCCCAATGATTATGTGGACTTCAAAACAGAAGCAAGCCTTGCTGTGACCGCTTCCACCCCCCTTACCAGCGGCACCAATGGGAGTGTGGAGGATGCGGCTTATCAAACCTATCTGGATAAGATGGAAGCCTATACCTTCAACGCTATGGGTTGCCCCACCAACAAATCCACCATTGCTGAACTGTTTTCTGCCTTCTGTAAGCGGATGCGGGATGATGTAGGCAAGAAGTTTCAGGTGGTATGCTTCCGCAAGCTGGCCGACTATGAAGGCACCGTGAGTGTGAAGAACACCATTGTTGGTGAAACCGATGATCCCGCCCTGATCCCGTGGGCAACCGGCGTGATTGCGGGAACCGCCGTGAATAAGTCCGCAACCAATATGGACTATGACGGGGAATATCAGGTTGATACTGATTACACCCAAACGGAATTGGAAAACGGTATTCTGGAAGGTTCTTTCATGTTCCATCTGGTAGATGATGAAGTGAAGGTGTTGGAGGATATTAACACCTTCATTTCCGTGACGGATGAAAAATCTGGGGACTTTTCCAGCAATCAGACGATCCGGGTTCTGGATCAGATTGCCAATGATATTGCTGTCTTATTCGGCAAGAAGTACATTGGCAAGGTTCCCAATGATGCTTCCGGGCGGATCAGCCTGTGGAACGATATTGTGAAGCACCATCAAGAACTTCAGAATATCCGGGCCATTGAGAACTTCACCAGTGACAATGTGACGGTTGCCCAAGGCGACACCAAGAAGGCCGTTGTGGTTTCGGACTATGTTACCCCGGTCAACGCTATGGCCCAGCTTTATATGACTGTCTATGTTCAGTAAGAAAGGGGTGTAAGAGGATATGGCAACTGTAATGCAGGCCAAGGACGCTATTTCTGCTCCTTTGGCGGAATGCTTTGTGACCATTGGGGACAATCGTTATAACTTCATGCAGGCTATCAACCTTGAAGCCAACATCGAGAAGAACAAAACGAAAATTCCTATTTTGGGCAAGACTGGAAAGGGTAACAAATCCACCGGTTGGAGTGGTACAGGTTCCGCAACTTTCCACTATAACACCAGCATTTTCCGCCAAATGATGAAACAGTACAAGGACACCGGCGAGGATGTCTATTTTGACATTCAAGTGACCAATGAAGATCCCACTTCTTCTGTGGGCCGTCAGACCGTGATCCTGAAGGATTGCAACGTTGATGGCGGTATTCTTACCAAGTTTGACGCTGACGCGGAATATTTGGATGAAGATATGGATTTCACCTTTGAGGATTTTGAAATGCCTGAAACCTTCGCTTTGCTTGCGGGAATGGAGTAACACGGTCAAAACCCGCCCCATTTTGTGGATGTGGGCGGGTTTTTCTTTTTTCAATTTCAAAATAGGAGGATTTTAACAATGAGCCTTTCTGCATTTTTGACCAAGAACACTATTCAAGTGGATAATGTAAAGTATGTTGCGTCCAAGCGGTTTTTGTCTGATAACCATGAACTGGATGAACGGGGGAACCCCATTGTGATTGGGAAAACCGTAGATGGCAAGCCTATCCACAAAATGAAGCCTATGGAGTGGGAGATCAGGGCTATTACCGGCACGGAAGATGAGGCCCTTCGGAAATCTTGTGCCAAGCGGGTTCCCATTCCCGGCAAGAAGAACCAGTATCAGAAGGAAACCGACTATGATATGTACCTTGGGAAGCTGGCTGTGGCCTGTACGGTGTTCCCAGACCTGAACAACAAGGAACTTCAGGATGATAGAAAAGTGATGGGCGCTGAAGCCCTGCTGAAAACCATGCTGACCCCTGGCGAATATACTGATTATTTGCAAAAGGTTCAGGAGGTTTGTGGATTTGAAACCACCCTTCAGGACGAGGTGGACGAGGCAAAAAACTAATTGAAGAAGGTGATGGTGAAGCGAATATCGCTTACTATTGCCTTCACGAACTGCATTTGACACCTTCCCAATTTACTAACCTTGAACGCCAAGAACGGGCCTTCATCATTGCCGCTATTGAAGTTCGGATTGAACGGGAAAAGAAGAAGCAAAAAGAGATTGAACGGAAACAGCGCCGGGGTCGCAGAAAGTAACTGTTGGCCCCGGCCTTCTGCTATGGAAAGAAGGTGAACCCCTATTGGCAACCATTAGAACGGCAATCGCTCTGTATGATGGTGTAACTTCCCCGCTGAAATCCATGCACAAGGCCATGAACATTGTGCTGAACAGCTTTGAAGCCATGCAACGGGCTTCCGGGAATTCTGTTGATGTTTCGTCCATCCAAGAAGCCCGTGAAGAACTGGCAAGAGCCGGGGCCGCCTTCGATTCCATTGAACAGAATATCCGGGACGCTGGCAACCAGCAAGACCGCTTTAATCAGCGGATCAGGAATGGCGCTACCGCCGCTGATGGCCTTTTGAGCAAGCTGAAGGGCGTTGCGGCCACGGTGGGCGGATTAGCGGCAGTAAAAAAGATTCTGGATATTTCGGATCAATTTTCAAACGCCAACGCCCGGTTGAATAATGCCATGATCAATTTTGATGATGGCGGTTCCCTTGCTGACCTTGAAAAAAAGGTGATGGCTTCGGCGCAGCGATCCAGAACGTCTTATATGGATGCCGCTTCTTCCATTGCAAAATTGGGCTTGAATGCCCGTGATGCCTTTGGAAGCATGGATGAAGTGATTGCCTTCCAAGAACTGATTAACAAGCAATTTGTAATTGGCGGTGCAAGCGTCCAAGAGCAACAGGCCGCAATGGTTCAGCTTACCCAAGCAATGGCTTCCGGTGTGCTTCGTGGTGAAGAACTGAACAGCATTTTTGAACAAGCCCCTGGAATTATTCAAAGCATTGCAGATTACTTGGGAGTTTCCATTGGTGAAATCCGAGCAATGGCCGCAGAGGGCCAAATTACCGCAGATGTAGTGAAAAATGCTATGTTTGCGGCGGCGGATGATATTGAAACCAAGTTTTCAAATATGCCCAAAACATGGGGGCAGATTTGGATTGGGATGCAGAATAAGGCCCTGTCTATTTTCAACCCCATTCTGACTAAAATCAACCAGATTGGAAACAGCGAGAAGTTCCAGAAAGTGACCACCGGCCTGATGAACGGCCTTGCCGCTGTTGCAAATGTGGCTTCTTCGGTGCTGGATATTCTGATTTCCGTTGCTTCGGTGATCGTTGATAATTGGAGTTGGATTCAGCCCATCATTATGGGCATTGTGGCCGCTATGCTGATTTATAACGGCGTGGCGCTGGTGACAAACGCCATTATGGGTATTCAGGCAATAGTCAAGGGCGTTCATGCGGCCGCAACTGCTATGGAAGCGGGAGCCACTTTTACCGCTACTGTGGCCCAGAAGGGCCTGAATGCGGCTTTGTTGGCTTGCCCCCTTACATGGATTATCATTCTGATTATCGCCGTTATAGCGGCAATTTATGCGGCTTGTGCGGCCATTGCAAAATTCACCGGAATTGCCAACAGCGGATTTGGTGTAATTTGCGGCGGTATTATGGTGGTAATCGCATTCTTTAAAAACCTTGGCCTGTCTGTGGCGAATATCGCCTTGGGTATTTGGAACGCTTTAGGGGCCTGTGCTTCCAATATTGGCACGGCTTTTCATAATG